AGAACCTCGTGCGACTTCATTTCCAATATTTAGCACTTGATTCATAACCGCTTCTGGAAGTGTAATTACTGCCGTATCGGCTAAATTGTCAACGCTGCATTCAATATCAATAGAAGACACCGTTTGGAGCGAGTAAGTCGTTCCGTTGGTTTTAAATTTTATGTCCCAAATGATGTTGTACATTGTTTTCTAATTTGTGGGTTGCGTGGAATCGAACCACATCTTTTGAATTACTTCAAACGCATTATACCTGTAATGCTATCACCCGTTTAAAAAAGCCATCCATTTAACACGAATGGCTTTGATTTATTTATTTCTAATAATACCGTTTAAATAAGAACGATTGCGAATTGTCAAACGGATTTCTCTGTATTCGATGTTCCTGGACCACCCTATTTAATTTGTTCTTATAATTGTAATTATCAATGAGCTTTTCTTTGTATGGAATGTCTTTATTTCGCCCCTGATAATTCCTCCATCCTACGTCTGAAATGACGGCTATAATGTTAGGGTTAAAGACTTCTTTTGTGACAAAATTTGTACTTTCTGTACTTGCATAATTTTCGGTAATTAAAACCGAGCTTTCAAATGATACAACACTTACAAACTCAGGAGCAACAACTTTAAAAGCCGTTACAACATGTTTGTCTTTTGAATCTTGCTTCAGGTCGGTAGTTGTAGAACCGAATCCCGTGCTGAATGTCACCAACATTAACAGCATGAAAAGCGAACGAACGAATCGCATAATTTTAAAATTCTTCTTTTATCAATAAATTGTAGGCAAAGTCACTTGTTAGTTTAAGGTCGTAAGCCTGTACGTTTTCTCCTTTTGTAAATGGAAAACTATAATCTTCCACAACTACTTTTGTTATTCCTAAAATCTCCAACGGGTGGCAGTAAATAAAGAACTCTTTCGAATGCTTAAGGAACTCAAATAAGCGTTCCATTTGTTCTCTCGGAAATGTGTCTTCAGGTAAACCTTTCAACATACTACCCATTAATACTCCAGTAACTTGTATTTCAAAGTCCTTTCTGCTCCAGCGCTCTTTTATAGTTCCAATTAGCTTTTCGCCTTGTTTGGCTACGTTGCGTTTAATGATGTTATTTCCTGATGAAATGTTAATCATTGGCTCAAATGGAAATAACCACTTTTGCCCGCCTTCAGTAAAGCTAAACGACAAAGGAAAGAACTGCGAACCTTCAGGAACGCTCTCGTTAGTTTGCCAATTATTGTCAAAGCTAAATGATTGTCCTTTTGCTATTTCTGACTCGTTTTTAAGAGGCAAAAAAGGAATTGGAGGCAACACTCGTTTCGATAATTCATTTTGAACTATGTTAGAGCGCTGGATAAGTCCAACCGCTTGACTACCCATTAAACCCGCAAACAATATGTCTCTACTATCTAATACGTTTCCCATTTTATCCTGTAGCTGTCCCAGCCATTGCTATAACTCTTAATAATTCGTCTGCTACTTGCGAGCCAGCCTTTTGTGCTGCATCGGTTCCGCTTACTACTACATCCTTAAGACCGTTTAATTCTTTAATCGTTATTGTGATATAATTGTGTTTTGTTCCTCCAGTTGCAACCGCCTGATTAGATTTTTTCATTGACTCATCAGATTGAGTTCCACCAGCTCCGCCACCTTCTGCCGTTTTTACTCCTGGTATTCCAGGTTCTGCAATTCCGCTTTCTGCTCCAGCGCCTTTTTTATCTTTCCACTTAACAGAATTAAGTGCCTTTGAAAATTCATCTTTTGCCGCTAAAGCAGTTCCCGCCGCTTTTTTATATCCCGCAGATATACTTTGTTTTCTTGCCTCAACATCCGCATTTAATTGGTTAATCATTGCGTTGTTTTGGTTTTTGTCGCCCATTCCAGTAGCGTTCTTAAACTTATACCAAGCAATTTGGATTTTATTAATCCCAATCATAATACCATTTACAAGCGTATTGAAATTGGCTTTGGCTAATTCAACATAAGCCTGAAATATTAGTTTAGCTCCGTTAACGGTATGTTTCCACATTTTGCCCCAACCTTCTGTTCTTGATACAACCCAAG